GCGGCGTTGAGCTACCGGAACAGTTGTTCCATTCACCGTCCATTTGATGTCGTCAAGGTCTGTGTTGACAAAAATCAATGCTTTCAAATTGATTTGATTGACAGCGCTAACTCCATCAAATCCGTTTTCACCTGCACCTACGATTGTGCTTAGACGTTGACCCTGTACTTGTGTATAACTCAATGCAGTACTGAGATCAGCACTACCGGCTAGTGGCATACGTACATAAAAGTCTTGTGCAGTAGGTTGTGGAACTTTAAATGTAACAGTACCAACGTCTGTACCGTTGTTAGTTACCCCTAAAACATCACGTCCAGTCAAGTTTGTTTGATTGTCTTTGGTTCCGCTGGTGCCAGGGCTGGTTTGAATCCAGAATGGGTATCCAGGTTGATCAACAACAAACTGATATGTGCCACCATAAGCAAGACGTACTACAGGATTTTCTACACCTTGACTATTGGCAAATCTATAGGTTCCTGTGGATGTATCACGTATTACTGTAAATGTTTCAGCTGTTGGTACTTGGCTACCATAAACCAATACTGCATCAGGGCCGTTCTCTAACCAGTAGTACTGGTTGAAGTTGACAAACTTATCAAAGTCAAACAAGCCATCGTAACTGTAGCTTTCGTTGGCAAACAGGCGTGTTTGGTTGTTGGTAATACCGCCAGAGTAGGCAACTTGATTTAGCAGATCAATATAGCTGCTGAAGAAATCAGTAGTACCAGTTATCTTGTTTTTAACAACAACACTGGGCTCAAGTTGATAGTTTTGACGTGTCTTGCTAGGCTCTGGAACATAGTTGTCAGTGCTTTTAAACGTAGGGGCAAATTTACGTCCAACATAGCCATTGATATTTCTCAAGTCAGGTTGGGTTACTAGTTGATCTAGTGTAGCATTTAAAAACTTCTGGTTAGCGTCAGTTCTAAATACTTCTGGTAAAAAATTTGCTGTTTGTATTTGTGCCATATTAGATTACAATTCCCAATCCTGCTAGGGTCTGATTAATTTGTGCTGCTGTAATTGCGCTGATAATTTGTATGTTATCTGCTGTGGCTGCACTTACCATGATTTCGTTAGGGTTGCTATTGATCTGCATTAGTCCGCCAAAAGCTATATCAACACTGTTAGGTACAATGATGATACTTGAAACGTTAGGGGCCAGTTGATTGTGTAGATATGTGCTGAGTTCACTGAAGTAGAATGTGTCCCCAAAGTCCCAGTTTGAAGAATCAAAAAAGGTATTGAGTGCAGAAATAACTCCGCTCTTGATATCATTATCGCTTACATTAACGTTAGGGTTTTTAACAACTTTGAATGTTGCCTGCAGGTTTGCATCTGCTTTTGCACCAAACAGTGGTTTGTACTTGCCTGGGTTATAGACAATAGTGTCACTCAGTGCTTTGTAGTTTTCAAGACTGTTTGACCCAGTGCCGTACTCAGTTTTCAATTCATCGTTTGTAGGCAAGCTGGGTTCTACTACTGTACCAGTTGTATCTTGAATCCAGGCCAAGTAATCTTTGCTGTACTGTGTTGTCAAGATGTAGAGATCCATGATGTTGTTTGGCGCTGGATCAATACGACGATCGTTAGGACTGCTGTGACGATATTGGAACTGTAGGCTTTGACGACCTATTTCAGCAACATAATTAGTCAACACTGTCAATGAGCGAACATTGCTGGTGCTGATGTTGAGTTGATAGAATTTGTTTTCGCTGGTTGCGTAGAATACCTGTCCATTCAAATACAAGTTCCAAGCGGCAGTGATTGCTGCCTGTGTTGCATAGGCTGTTACAATGGTTGTATTATCAACTGGTGCTGTGGTTAAGAAATTGTCAGCTCCACTGTTGACCTGTTGGAAGAATACATACTTCTTGGCAGGGTTTACAGTAGGTGCTACAATGTTGGTAAACAAGTCAGGATCATCAGGAATGCCATCATTGTTAGCCATTGGGAATGTTACCAAGACCTGTGTATTGTCAACATAACCGTCGGGATCAACTACGTTGTCGTAGATATACCATGTTTGATCTTCGCCAATTGGATTTGCGCTGTCGGGTTGTGTATTGGTTTTTAGTACGTTGATTTGATCATTGATGGTCAAGCCAGTCTTACTGTCAAATGTTTTTACATCTGGATCAAAGTAGAAACGTGTTTCGCCTGCACTTTGGAATACATATTCTAGACCGCGGTGTGCGATGTTGTAGTTGATACCGTTGTAGGTAAATGCCACTAGCCAACTGCTGTCTAGTCCTGTACCTGTAGTATCGCCTTGATGTGCAAGACTAAATGCGCCAAGATTTAAATCTTTTGGCAATATGATTTGCCAGCTTTGTGTTGTGCTGTTATAGGTCAAGCCAATGTTTTGATAGCTTTGCAGTAGACGAACAGCTTGGGCTGTTAGCGGTCCAGTAGGTAGCGCATTTTTGTACACAGGAATAATTGTGTCTGCTACTGCTCCACTGGGAATGTTTCTGCTCAACTGTACGCTGTATCCTGCGTTGGCACTTACAACACTGACCCATAGATAATTGTTTTCGCTAGGGTATGTTGCTGTACCAGTTTGAATTTGATTTTGTGCATCAAAGTATTTGCCGGTGCCTGCGTTAAAACGCACCATAGCACCAGTTGTGATATACTTTAAGTTGTTGCTTACACCAAGGCCAATTTGTTGTACAATGTTGCTGCCGTTGACAAAATAGCCAGTACTGCTGTCGCTGGATGCACTACTACGACTCCAATTGGTTGGGCTAGGTGGAGTATAGCGTGGATAGTTGGCATAGTAGAATTGCAGCAAAGGCTTGCTTGCAATCAGTGGTGCAACTGTGTTGTAGATAACTTGGTAAATGTCAGTTGCAGTTACAAAGCTAAATGTATTGCTGGTAGTAGGTGCTTGACTGTACAAGATACCATCTGCGGCAAAAATATTTGTACTACTGTACTTGCTAGTTACATCAAGCACATCCAAGAAGCGACTTGTACCGCTGCTTTGACGGTTAACTGCTTTGACTTTTAAGATTGTGCTAAAGTTAGTGTATGGGAACAGGCTGTAGTCTTCGCCTGTGATCATACGGTTTTGTGTGTAGTAGTTAGCAGGAGCCTTGGTACGAATATCGTCAATGGTTTCACGTGGTTGACTATTTGACACTGTATAGTTTAAGCTCACAGTCATGGTCAGTGTTTCAACGCTGTTGGTACGACTAACGTATGGGAAACTCAATGTAACACTTTGAATTTCATCAGGTGTGATCTTGTAGGTATATCCATTGCTGGTTCTATAGTACAAGCGGAAAATACCGTTGGGCACGTTGGCAAAGCTGCCGTCGCCAAATACTAGATCAATTTGGTCATTGCTGCGACTGTTGATTTGATATAGATTGCGGTTGCTGCTTTGATTGTAGATAACGTTGATACCAGCGATTGCAGGTACGGATGGCCAGAATGTAGTTGGAACGCCCTTGGTATCCAATTGATATAGCCATACATCGTTATTATTGATGCTGTTGTAGTTTACGTTGACCACACGGTTTGGCAAACTTTGATCTAGGTTAAAATCTTGTGTTGCTAGTGTGCCCTGCTTAAAGTAGACAAAATAGCCAGTATTGATACTATTGTTGCCTAGGTTATCGTTGCGATACAGGATGTTGAATTTGCCGCTAGGTGTAGGAGCAGGTTCATAGATGTAGTTTTGTCCAACGCTGGTAGCGCTGACTGCTTCAAAATTCATACTGCTATTTTCAACAATGGCAGTAAAACTCTGACGAGGAATAACGCCAGGGGTCAAGTTGATACTGTATTCTTCATTGAGAATACCGTTGATTGTGTTGGTGTTGCCAGGTTTACCAACAACTTGGTTGCTGATCAATGCAGCATTTAGAATAGTGGTAAACTGTTCTTGCCAGTCTGGGTTAGCAGCATCGTTCCAGCTAATCAATAGGTTGCTGAGGTTTAGCCCGTTGCTGTCAAAGAGATTTTCTGTGGTATTTAGGCTGTCAATTTTCAAGAAACCGCTGGCACTGATGTTACGACTTGGATTGTAGCTGATTAGGCGTGCCAACTTGAGAATACTATCGCGGCGTTCTGCTGTGTCAAAGAAGTTTTCACGAGCATTCATGTCGGTGCGGAATGCTAGACTTTGACCCAAAAAGGCGATAAGATCAATTAAGGCGATGTATTCGCTAGACTCTGTGAAGTCATTGAAGTCTTCAGGATAGTAGTTACGCAAGTAGTCAATCATGGTCTTGCGTAGAGTTTCAAAGTCGTAGCTGGTGAAATCAGCTTGCTGGAAAGTCTGGTAAATCTGGGTCCAGTCTTGGTTTACCAGTAAGTTAGTCTGACGTGTAGTTGTTGACATCTAAATACATCCGTTATTATGTATTTATTAATATCAAAATCTACGTAGTTAATTAGTAGGGACCTTTTGTAGTCAGACTGTTTGAATTGGTGTCAAAAGTCATGCTCATTTTGGTGACTTGATTAGTAGGAATAAACACTAGGTCTAATTCAATTTGAATGCCGTATTCCTGTGATGTGATGGTGATGTTATTCAATCCCAAGCGTGGATCATAACCAACAATTTGTTTAACATCGTTGACAATTAGGTCGTTAACGCTGTCTGACAAAGGCTCAAACATTAGACTCCAAATGAGACTGCCAAAGTTTGGCTGCATGAGTTTTTCGCCTTTGCGTATACTGAAATGGTTTAACAGGTCTTGTTTAACTAGATCAAGGTCGCTGGCACGAAACTTCTTGCTGCGATTAATTGTGCTAAAGCCTTTGTAGATAATTGCCATAATGTATTTATTGTAGTTGGAAGCTCATTAGTTGTATGTGGACTGGATCAGACTTGCTGAACGATCCGCCCCAACGTAGACCATAGCTGGCCAAGTTAACTGTGCGCTGTACCAATGGCATTTGACCACTGTCAATACCCATTCCTTCAGTGTGTGCGCTGGTTTTCAGTGATGGAGTAGTAATACCGCCGGCTGTGGGATTGTTAGGACCCCCGCCTGCTGCATGCCAACGATCAATCAGTTGTTGTTGATCTGCTTGGCTTCTATACGAGCTGGAGATTGCAATTTTTGCACCCGTTTTAGTTTTAAACTCTTGTGCCATTTTGAGTACAGCATTTTTAAATTCGCCACTAAGTTGGTCAAAACGGTCTCTTGTACCTGTTCCTGAGCTGGCAAATGTAAACACATCGTCAGGATTGACCCCTGAAGTGTTTTCACCGCCAAGTCCAACTGTGGCTGCAACGCTGCTAACCGCACCACCTGCTGCCAATATGTCAATGGCATAGCGTCCGTGATTATAGTAGACTGCGCCGTCTTGTCCCAGTGCATCTGACACACTGCCCTTGTCTCTCCAGGTCTTGGCTGTTGCACTACTACGCATTTGATAAGCCACGAACATCATGCCCGCTGCGGTACAGACATCATCTGTAGGCATTATACCGCTGTTGGCAACTAGCTCTGTATAGTACTTGCCAAATGCTGCATACATGATAGAGTCTTGTAGTGCTGGACTACTGAAGAAATCATCTTGACTTTGCAGTCCATCTTTGCCTGTCCAGGCAACGGGCTTGCTCAGTGTGTTGGTTCCAAATTGCTTAATTGCATCAGGTTTGATATAGCCGTTGTCTGCTAGGAACTGTGCATCCATACCATATTTGCCAATGCGTGTGTAGTCTTTGCTCACATAGCTATAGTTAAACTCGCTGACAAAGTAGCCCAATTCTGCCATCATGGCCTTGGCCTGTGTGGTATTTAGATTAGGACTTGTAGCACCAAAGTTGCCTGGTGGTGCATAAGTTGTGGTTTTAGCCAAGAACTCTGCAGGACAGTTTGGAGGTACTATATTTTGTCCAGTAGCACTAGCAATGCCGGCATCTTTACTGGCTGCGCCGCTGGTAACGGCCTGTCCGTTGCCGCTGGTGATTGGATGTCCTGATCCATCTAGTATGGCTCCAGCAGGTGCTGCCGGTGCCGCTTGGCTTGATTCCCCTGCATTAGCCAAAGCCTGCTGAATGCCAGGTAGCCATTTTGCTGCTGCTGCACCAACCGAAGCACAAGTAATGCTGCCATCGGCTGCTTGTAGGCCCTTGTTAGACTGTGCCTGTTTGCTGCCCGCTGCGTTAATGATAAAGCTGTCAGGCTTGCCAACTGCTGCCGGCCAATAGATACACAAGTATAAATCTTGCAGTTTAGGAGTAGGTGCTTTTTGTGGCAACTGTTGTAGTTGGAAAAACTTCAATACCCAGTCCATTTGATCAGCACGGTTCAACTGACGCAGTGCATCTGTTGTGGTTCTCAAATCGCTTGCTGCTGCTTTACCAAACTGAATTAGTCCAGTATAGCCTAGACTGTTGGTAATTGCTGGGTCAAATGTTGCACCAGTTTCGTTGGCCATACAGGCCAAGAGATCCATATAGTTACAGTTGAGAGTGCTGGCAGTAGACTTGACTTTGGCCAAAAATGCT